GCTCTTGCCGCGCCATAAGGCGAGCGACGGACTGCTCCAAGTCTTGCGCATCTTGTGCGTATTCGTGGCTCTGGATTAGATCCCAGAGCGCTTTCGTACAGACTACATCGCGCTTGGCGTATTCGAACATCTCATCGTTGTAAGCGTCGAACCCACCAGCATAGTCGTCTTTCATAACCCCCATGCGGAGACCCCAAGCCTTAAGGCTGTGAGAGCCAAACAGGTTCTTGGGAAAGTCTCCGTTGGGGTTGGCACGATGACGCTCAAAGTCCTCGTTGAAGAGGTTGCTGTAGATCAGCCGAGTGCCGATCATCGTGTCGTAGTCGTTTACATCCTCCAGACGGTCCCACCATCCTAGGCAGGCTTGCAGCGCTGGGAGGTCGAAGTTGTAAATGTTGTGGCCGATCAACTGATCAGCGGCGTACAGCCTCTTGGCGAATGCTTCGCACTCACCGAGACGCACGGCGACGGTCTCGCCCGTGGTGATCTCTTCAGCGGTGATGATGAAGAGGTCTTCAGGTTGTGACAGATTGGGCAGCAGCCCACGGGTCTCAATGTCAAAGACCCAACGCTCTTGCGTCCGGTGCATGCAAGGTTCTCCTAGAGAGATGTTCGCGGTAGGGGGAAGATTAGGAGTCAGAAACGACGTTGAAGACGTTGAAGTCTGCTTCCAGTTCAGCGTGGTCTTCGGTCAGATCGAAGTACTGCTGGTCAAGGTGGTTGTAACGCCGGGTCAGTCTGTTGTGCTCTTCGCGCAGTGACTCCAAAGAGGCCTCCAGTTGGTTGGCTTCGTTGTACAGCTCAATGTTGGCGCGATCTGCATTTGCAAGATCACCTTTGAGGCCTGCAACGGCGGCGCGAAGGGTGCTGACTTCATCGATCATATCTTCAAAGGCGTTACGAAGATTGTCGGCGTTCTCAGAGAAGATGTGTCTTTTAGCTCGCACTAGACTCTCCGAGGTATCGGTAACGCGCGTAGCGCTGGCCGGTCACTGGGTTGTACTTCGTGAGTGTGTTGATCTTGTATCCAGCCTCGCGGAGGCGGCTGATCTCTCGGCTGAGTTGGCCTGTCGAATACTCAAGAATGGCCTCACGCTGGGTGATGGAGCCAAGGGCCTTGAGGTGTTTGAGGATACGGTTTGCACTCGGTGTCATAGGGTTCTCCTAAGTTTAAAATGCTGCGTCCAATGGGTCTGAAGTTTGACTGGACATATCGCTGACAATAGCTGGACCCTTGTAGTCCAAGAGCCTGCCGGTCGATGGGTTGTAGATCATCTCACCCGCCGGACCTGTCAGACCGGAGTATCTGTTCTTGAGGCAGCGGATCTTGGTGCGGTTGCGAGCCTGTGGGTCTTCGGCCTGTTGGTCTCGCTCCAGTCCAAGGCAGATGTCACTAAGTTGTGCGATCGACTGACTGCCCCTGAGGTCGGAAAGGCTGATGGCCCTGCCGTTCTCATGGCTGACGCCCTCGGGGCGGCGTAGGTGAGACACTGCGATCAGGGCGATGTCGAACCTTGCCACGGCCATACGAAGTCGGGACATCAATACATCGATCATTTTGCGTTCATCAGAGGTCTCAAGTCCGCTGACAATGACGCTAATATGGTCAAGACAAATGTGAGTGCAGCCCTGTGCTGCCATGTATTTGATCTTGTCCAGGATTGTGTCGATCTCCATGGAGCCGAAGTGGTCGTACAGCATGAGCTGGCCAGACCCGACCGTCTCATCAAAGGCTTGCTTGAGGGTGTCCAGCTCCACACGGTCTTTGTAGCCGTGGATATGCAGCGGGAGGTCAAGGTGTAGGCCCATCAGGCCCAATACGCTGCGCTTGACTGATTGCTCAAGGAATAGACCGCCGACCTTGTATCCGCGCTGTAGCAGGGAATACATGATCTCACTGACGAAGCTGGACTTGCCCATGCCGGAGCCTGAACAGATGGTCACCAGCTCAGACTGGCGGATGCCATGGGTCACCTCGTTGAGCTGCTCGTATGGGTAAGGCACAGCATCGAAGGCCTCTTCCTTGATCACCTCTTCCCACAGCTCGTTGGCGTTGATGACACCATCGGGTCGGTATGGGTGAGCGTCCCACAGGGCGTTGACCAGATCTTTGGCCTTGCCGGTGACGATGCACTCGTTGGCATCCTTCGCCGGTAGGGTGGCGACGAAGGCCTTGCCGGGTTCCAGTATGGAGGCGACCTTGCGGACAGCCTCTTGGCCCGGCTCGTCCATGTCGAAGGCCAGAACGATCTTCTCGAAACTTTCCAGCCACTCGATCTCTTGGTTGATGATCTTCTCGGCAGACTGAGCGCCGCTAGGAAGGGAGACACAAGGCCATTTACTGCCGAGGGCTTGGTAGGCGCTCATGGCGTCAAGTTCACCCTCGGTGATGACGACCATGCGGCCCCCTTCGCGGAACAGGTGCTGACCGAAGAAACCAGCGGTGTTGGGGTTGCCAACAGTGGAGAACCGCTTGTCTTGGCCGCGCACCTTTTGTGCCACCAGCTCACCGTCTTTGCGGTAGTTGGCTACCTGAACGGGGCCTTTGCTGTCCCGTGCTAGGTGGTAGCCATAGCGGCGGCAGGTGTCCTCTGTGATCTTGCGCGACGGAAGAGATGCGTACTCACCTTTGAAGAACGTCTTGTCGGTCATTTTGGTCTCCTTCTTGGTGGGTGTCTGGCCGTCGCCACGATGGGTCGTGCCACAGGAGAAGCAGTGCGTTCCTGAGTTGCTGTACACGGCCTTGGCATCACTGCTGCCGCAGTCGTCGCAAGCTTCCTTGTAGAGGTAGTGGCTATCCTGAGATTCCATTGGCGATGTCCTGTGTCAGTTCGATGAGGGGGTCGTAGCCCCCTGTGCTATCAACGAAGTCAGGGGCCGCTGTGATCTCTGCCGAGGGATATGTGCTGCGTAGGTGGGCAGCGAGATCCCACAGGTGTCCGAGTGTTGCTGGGTCTAGGGTGTCTGGGTGTTTGCCATCCCAGCCTAATATGCAGACCCCAACAGACCGGTGGTCGTGTCCACCTAGGTGTGCGCCGATGCTGCTGGGGTCGCGGGTCTCAGTCACGCCGCTGCGGCTGACACAGTAGTGAAAGCCACACTGTAGGTATCCCTTGCGTCTAAACCAGCGGTCCATCTCAAGGGCGCTGTCGGGGGATTGCCGTGCGTGAATGATGATCTCTTCTGTGGTGTCTCGCTCTGCCGTCCACCTGACCAGCCACAAGGGTGGGTGGGTCTTCACGGTGGTTACTCCATGAGCCAAGAGCGCGGTACGACCTCTTCTGGGTCGAACTTGCAGTACAAGAAGCCATTCTTCTCGCACCACAGTGCGTATGTTGTCTTTGACTGTTTCGAAATACGTTGTTGGGGGTTGGAAAAGATGAACCTGATGTCGAGGTCGGGATTGCTGTTGCGTACCATGAGGTGCTTAGACCGGTCTTGGGTCACGAAGCGCCCCTTTCCCTCCAGGTATATAGTCTTGCCACTTTTGGTAGTGACGATGAAGTCGGGCGTATATGAGCGCATCTTCGCAGGTTGCTCGTAACGGATACGCTCCGACTCATACTCAAAGGTCACCCCGGCGGCTGTTAGTCCCGCCGAGATCTTTTCTTCCAGACCTGATCGGTATCCTGCAACCAGCCCCCGCTTATCCTTGGCGTGGGCCAGTGCTTTAGAAGTCAAACGGATCGTCACCTTCTACGCTGGAGGGTGCCTCGACCGGCGCTGATGCCTTTACAGGCTCGCCAACGAAACCATCTTCCTCTGCGAAGTCTGAGCCGCCCTCAGAAGGGCCGACATGATTGATGACTTGCACGGCTGTTGGCTGGAGGGTCAGGCCTTTCTTGGCCCCAGCGACCCATGCGTACACTTCCGCAGCTACGACAATTTCAGAGCCGCCACCGATCCGAACATCGATGCGGTTCTTTTTGCTGTCGTATTGCACCGGCTTTCGGTCCCAGAGTTCACCGTCGCGGCGCAAGACGTTCTTGGCCTTGACCGCAAACACGATGGTGTTCTGGTCTTCTTCGCCTAGATCGTTCTTGTCGTACTTCCACAAGTTGGTGTCTTCGGGATCAAGCGCCTTGCCTGTGTGCTCTTTGTACAGGTTGGCGAGCTGTTCCATGATTGGCTTGGCCTGTTCTCGGCCTACCATCACACCAGTCTTATACTCGCCCACGTCCACGAATTTCGTGTCCGCGACGTTGAGATGGGGGGACTTGGCGATCCCCCGGATGTTGATTTTAGGTGCTTTTGCCATGTTGGCTCCTAGCTGAAAGTTTGGGTGGACATATTGGTGACATTAAGCTGCACAGCGTTAGTCCCTGAACAGGGTAGATTAAGAGAAAAAATACTCAGAGCGCAGCACCTCGCGGATATCTAGCGAGCCGTTCTTAGGCCGGGGTGGGAACACAACGTCAGGCCCGGCGATCTCCCTCATTGACCTCTCATAGGCCTCAAGGGGATCTCCTCGTTCGAAGATCTTCACGAACTCCTCTCGGATCACTGTCCCGAACTGTCGGAAGTCAGCGGACCCAACGGCGAAGCTGTCGTGGATCATCGCGAACTCAGCAGATCTGCCCTGTAGAGCACAGATTTTGGCCCAACGACGCACGACCATGCGCAGCAGAGTGCTGTCGAGTGCATGGACATAGTTTGGTGCGCAGGAGTTCCTATGTTGCCGGATGTCCTCCTCATCGAGCCACTGCTGGGTCTTGAGGCCTAGGACTGTCACGGGGACATCCTGTGCGCTGCGCTGGGTGTAGTCGTAGATGTAGACCTTCGGCTGGAGCATCTTCTCCTTTGGCCTGTTAGTGCGCCCCACAAAGCCATCGGGTGTTTCCCACTGGAGAGGCACTTTGGGGTTGGCCTTGATGGCCGCACAAGATACCTGCTGGAGCCAGCGCATCACCTCAAGGCCCTTCACGACCACCTCGGGTATTGAGTCCCATACCACCTGGCCCATGAAGACCGTGAACTTGTGGAAACTTTCGTGGGGTGAGCCTTCCTTGCGCAGCCGCTTGTGGTAGTACTCGCGGACATACCGGCGGCAGCTATCCTCTTGGGCTGCGTAGGGGACGGTCATGGTGACGCGCTTGGTCAGGCCGCGGTCGAAGCCGTATTCCAGCGCAGCCGCTGCGAACTCTTGGGCAAGCTCGTTGCCCTCAAAGCGACCTAGCTTCCCGGCGATGATCTCCTGAAGCTTCCGCGTCACCGGCCCCTCTGCAACCTCCGAGTAGATGTCGTAGCGCTCTGGGTCGGCTGTCAGGTTGACCATGCGCCCTCCAGTCTCACACCGCACAAGGGCGCTGAGTACCTGAAGACCGGAGCAGGTCGCGTCTACGGCTACTGGCAACCGCGTGATGAACCCCAAGCCTTGGTCCTGATAGTCGGCCAGCTCGATAGCTGCGGCAAGAAATGCCGCGGGGTCGTCCGCGTCTGTCCAC